TCGGATCTCCGGCAGTCATCCCTGCCACATCAGCGCCACGCAATGCGCCCAGAGCGCCCTGCTGCAGAAGCGGCGAGTTGGCCAAGCGGTTTTGCACGAAGTTTGAGTTAGCGGCCTTGTCGGCGAAGCTGCCGATCATTGCAGATCCGAGCGCCGTCTTGAGCGGGTCTTGGCCGGTAGCATAACCGCTGGCAGCACCCAAAGCGGCCCTGCCGGCCATGGTCTGAGTGGCCGCACTTGCGTTGCCCAGCATCGGGATTTTTGACCCCACATACTTAGCCCCACCGGGGACTGATGCAAACCCACCAATAAGCCCTGTGAGAGCGCCTTTCTTGCCGCCAGTAGCGCCACCAAGGGCCGCTCCGGTTAGCGCAGTGGCGGTTGCTTGAGACATGCCCATGAAGCCGGCTTTTGCAATGGCTGCACCAATCCCCGGCACCATAAAGCCGAGCGCAATCGGCGCAACCACCTTCAGAATTTTCTTCAGGCTCTTCAGGAAGCCGTACTCAGGCAGACCAGTGTCAGGGTTGATGATCGGATCGCCCCACTGATCGCGGAGCTGTTTGAATTCTTCCTCGTTCACATGCAGGAGAATCGTGTCGTCGCGGCGTCCAGCCTTGCGCACCTTCTCGGCCGCGCTGTGCATCCCGCCATTCTTGTAGCGCAGGTAGTTGTCCAGCTGACCCTTATCTGGATCAAACGCATGGATCGTCAGCGCAACCCGGTTGTGGCCGGGCCGCATCACTGATTCTGGCAAGTTAATATCGTCGTACATCACGCGAGCTCCCCGCATACGTATTCTGCCCACAGTTTCCAGTCGGTGAACTGGTATGGATTTGGAATTGCTATGTATCCCAAACTGATAATGGCTGGCAGCTGCACAGCCCATCCCTGCCAGTTGGTGTCTTTCAGTTTCTGCAGCGGACCGTATGCATCGAGATCGAGCACGACCCGATCAGCCCATTGCTGCAAAGTCATTCCTGTTGGTCGAGTCATTGAAATCATGACAGTTTGGTGTGATCCCCTGTGTCGATGTGTGCAATGATCTGCCCGGCCTGATAATCGCCGCCCGGCGCATTGCTGCCGAAAGTCAGATTCATAAGCCGGTACTGGGCCTTTAGCATCACGACTTGCTCGTATGTCTGGAGTGCATTTTCTGGATACGTCACCACTGCCGTTTCCTGCTCTGGTGCCCTTGCGTTTGCGCGCCCACTGACGACCAGCGTCATCGGCCCGGCCTGCACAAAGTCTGGCTCAACTGTAGTGATTCGCAGACGCGCATCCACACTCTGCGTGGCCGGCAGCGACAGATCTGATGTGGTGTAATACGAGTTGATGGCATTGATGTCTTGGCCATCAATCTCGTCGAGCCCTCTTTCGTGCAGCCAGACTTTGTAGCCGTCTACCGTTTGGTCAACGCCAGTCAGGACTGGTGACAGCAGCTCCGAGTTGTAGATACCCGCAGACCGGCCGGAATTCGGCAGCTCAGTGTCGTACCAAGTGTTCTCGCGCACGTTGTAGATGATCGCGTGCGTACACTCCTCTGCATCGCCACGCGGATAGCACCACCAGATCTCGCCGAAACGCGGCACTTTGAATGCGAATACTTTGTCGCGGCTGTTTTGTTGAATGTTGTCGAGGAAGTAGTTGATGTTGAGATTGTTCTCAATCTCTCTGACGACACCGTTGAACATCAGGAACCTATCAACTGCGCACCAGTAGAACACTCCGTCGTAGTCGATCACGCAATTGGCCGACATGATGGAGCTTGCGGTCATCAATACGTCAAAGCTGAACACTGGAGTCCCGCCGACATACGACATGCGAATTACTGCGTCATACGCCCAGAAGATTCCTGCAGGAGAATTGCCACCACCGGCACGAAGCGGAAGCCCTTTGATAAACTTCTGGCTCCATGGTCGAGCCTGACCAGAGCCAGAGCCGCTGAGATCTGTTGGATCCCCCGGGACACTCCAGCCGATCATTCCGTTGCTGCCGTAGTAAACAAGGTATGGATGCAGAACCACGATCCCACCCGTTGCATTCATGTTGGCTGGGAGTGCTATCTCCACCAGCTTGTCAGAGCTGACAGCCTCGCCGTAGAAAATCTGTCCACCCGTGTCGGCATAGCTGCATTCCAGATTCTGCCCAACGTGCGCGATCACGTAGTTTTTCACATCGCTCGGCGAATACTGGTAGTCGAACATCCACATATTCAGGGGCGAGACATCCAGAGGAGTTCCACCACCAGCCATCGGCGTGGCAGATGTTGTGATCGTGGTCGTGGTCGCAGCAACAACGTATCCGTTCGTTACCATGTCCATGACAGTGGCGGTGATGGTGATGATCGCGCCAACAGCAGTAGCCGTGTAGTTCGGGCTTGATGTGTGCGCTGTGATGTTGGCAGCAACGGCCGTGGCGGTTGCGCTGAGGCTTGTCACATACGCGACAGCGCCGGATGTTACTGTGACGCCGTTGACGGTCACCGTGTTCACTGACCCAGAGCCGCCACCAGTGAGCGTGAGCGTGCCAGCAGCGTACGCACCCGGCGTCCTGTCGGTTATGATGGATGCGTTACCGCCATTGTCTACAGAAAACGACTCAAGGTAGTTTTCCGATCCGCTCAGGCAATACTGGTAGTGATTCTCGGCCCAACAAGTAATTCCTCTGGAAATTTCCTGCAGGAATTTGCTGATGGATCGGAAACCCCACATCTTGCGAGGCTTTCCACGCTGAAACCTGACCCATTGACCGTCGATGTAGTGTTCGCCATCAAAACTGGTGCCGTCCCGCTTTATGCCGGGTTGCGAGCCAATCAGTGTGGTTGACACCGCCATCAGAATGTCCCGCCGGAAATGGGACTAAGTGCAGCCAGTGCAGCCTGCGCGTCCACAGCAGTGAACAGCGCAACACCCACAGATGTACCGCCAAGGTTTGTACGAGCTGCAGACGCCGTTGTAGCTCCGGTGCCGCCGCTCGCAATACTTAGTGGGAGGGAGAGGCCTCCCGTGTCTGCGTTGACCACATCAGAACCGTTGGAGTAGTAGATGCCGCGAGCGCCTTGAGTGATCACAATTCCGGTCGAGCCAGACAGCTTGACCGTCAGTGTGTACGCACCAGTGGTCGAGTTGGTGATCCAATACTGCTGAATCGTGGCCGGCACCTCGACAATCTTGTTGCCGGTGAGCACGCCTGTAAAATTGTACGCAATCCGGTTGAGTTCGCTCCCGCTCAAGGTGTACGTGCCAGACCCCGCGACACTAATCGTCGTGTAGTCGAACGCAAACGTGCCAGACTGTCCCAAGCCGATTGTGTAGAAATCAGTGCCGTCCTGAATGATGATGCACGACTCGTATGGCTGCAGCGACAGCGTGGCAGACCCATCGATTGTTGCGGTGCCGCCGGGAGTAACTGTAAGCGCGCCACCGCCGCTGTTCTTCGCAACGATGAACCAGCTGGTGTACACCACAGACGGATCTGGCAGCGTCAGTGTGCCGGTGCCGCTTCCGGTCCAGTTCTGCACGACGCCAATGTCAGGATTCCCAGCAGTGTAATTGACCAACAAATTCGATACCGGCATCGTCTGCGACAGAGCTGCGCCGATTGCGATCAGGCCGGTACCAGCCAAGCCGGATGCTTGAGCCGCAGACACCGATGCGCCGTACTGGAACGACCTCCATGTGCCGGCCGTTGTCGAGTTGTCAGCGAGATACGCTTGCCACACCGTACCACTGGTTGAGCTGATGATCTGCGTGCCGCCAGCATTTCTCACCGTAAACGTGTTCGCGCCGATGTTGTTGAACAGCACAGTAATGCCGGGTGCCGCCGCATTTGCCGCCGGCATTGTGATGACACAACCTACGCCAGTGGCGTTGACATCGATCACGCTAGTAACGAAGTTAGACGAAGCAGATGCCTCTGTCGGCCAATTCAGCGTTACGTTGGCAGCAAGAGTGATCTCGCTGTACGTGATTTCGCTCGGATATATGTTGGCCCCGCCGAACTGATCCGTCCACTCCGTCATGCTTCAATCCTCACTGCTGTCCGGTCGAGAATCTTCTGTAGATCCTGACCGCTGGTTGCTTGTGCGAAACGGTCGTACATTGACTGCCATGTTGCGATGCGCTCGTCGTTTTTAAGGAAAGGAGTGGCTTCCAGTAGGCATGCGTACAGCAGCAGATTTGGCGCGTAGTTCGTCAGCCAGTTCTGCTGGTTCGCATCGTCAAGAGGTTGTGGCAGCTCGTAGTACAAGACCTCAAGGGTCTGAACCGTGGCCGGCGTCGGCGCAATCAGCCAGTGCTGGTAGTCGTAGTCGGTATAGAACTCAACCGGGCCTGTGACTGCGGAGTCTGGCCAGTAGTTCTTCACGTACTCGTAGGACCGGGCAAAGATGGGCGACCCAGCGACAGACATGCTGATCGTGTCGCGCCAGCGGTCTGGTTTCAGCAGGGTCGAGACCCCAACCTGAAGAGGCGTTGAGACCGTGCGCTGAAATCCTTGAACCTTCAGCTCGGTGGCACAACGACGCTCGCCAAGAGCAACAAGTCTCGGCAACTGGTCGTAGACGGTGGGGTCGCTCTCTTCTGTAAAGCCGCGCTCCAGATATCGGCGCAGGTCTTCCAGCAAGGAGGAGTATTGCATCACGTAAGCCGTACAGCACCTCACTATGGCAACAAGCCAACGAAAGGATGCTGATTCAGCGTCCGCAATTAAACGAATCTTACCACACAAGCTTCACAAGTCATCATGACTCTGGCACAACTACGACAAAAACAGCGCCTGCTCTTCCAGCCGGCGCCGGGTCAGTCCCGGTAATATCCTGCCCCCGCTTTTGTTCCACTTCACAAACTCGTCTGCCGCGCCTTGGACATCGCCACGGTTGTACTTCATGCGCAGAGTACTAGACTGCAAAGCTCCGAGACCCAAGTTGAAACTGAAGGAAACCAAGGCATCGAAGTGTGATTGACGAGTAAAAGTATCAGGGCACAGTCTAAGTACACCGCTCTCAAACCTAAGCAAATCTGAGCGAAAAATTGCATCTACCCCTCCGATGCTCCATAACTTGTCGTGTTCAGGTTTCAGCGGTAGCGCCATGCGTTCTGGCATCTTCATTGCCGCTTGTTCTGGGTAAAGCACATGCCCTACACCCACCGTCCATAACCCAGCAGGGCATCGGTAGGGCTTTGATCTTACGCCTTCGTGATGCTTAATCATCTCCACGCAAGCATCAGAGACTTTCATTTTTTGAACGCTTGGCTACCAAAGTGGAAGGCTACAATGGAACTCCAGATGATCTGAGTTTCTTGATCCCAGAGAAGTGCCATCGCATCGGCAAAGGCTACCCCTGTCTGAATGGCATAGTAGAAGCCAAATCCGTCTACAGCACACAGCAACAGGAACATCCCGTAGGTAATCAGAGGCCGGACTAATGCGCGTAGGTTAACGACCCAAGTCGATGCCCCTTTGCCAATTTCAATGTCGTGGGCAAGCAGAGCTACTTTTTCGCTGATCGCTGCTTGGACAAAGGTGGCCTCGTTCTTGATTTCTTCTATTCTAGCTTGGGCGATAAAGCCACGCTCTGCCATGAGCAGTTCACGCTCGGCTTGTTGAGCCATCATTTTAAGCTCGTGACCTTTGTCTTTGCTGTCCTGAAAGTAATCCAGCAGCTTGGGCAGGCCACCGGCCAGAAACGAAATAACTGTAGAGAGTAGAGTCAGCATTATTTAACCTTTTCAAATAGCCACATGGTTACTGCAACAGGTACTGCAAAAATAATTACAATCAAGACCACCGCGATTGCATTTTGTATGGCTTTGGCCCTGCGCCTACGCTGAAGCATGGCAGTGCGTTCCCTGCCTTCCGTGATCTGCCTACGCTCGGTCATCATCTCGCGGTAAGAATCAACACCAAAACGCAACACGATTAGCTCGCGCAGTTCGCGTTCTTGCTGTTCAATCTTTTTCCTGCGCATA